TCTGCCCACCTGTATTTGGCGATCCCTTTAGTATCGCAAGGAGTCGGGGTTTCAGGTTTAAAGAGGATGGATTCTCACCCCCACGTGATACCAGCGCGGCCAAGCGTTCCGAATACTCTAAAGGAGTTTCTCCCAGAGAGCAGAGCGGTAACGATGACGTCCCCCTTTCGGGCTTCGACGCTGCCATAACATGGTTTACTCGAAGAGTTTTCACTCCCCGAGCTTGGGGATCGCTCCGCCACATTCGGACCGCAACCGGCCAGAATGCAGCCAAGAATCCAAACCAATCCCTTAGGAATTCAATGGGCATCGTTGAAGGCGCCGTAATAGAACTCAATTTTAGCGTACCTGGGAAATCGATTACTCGATAGAGCCCAAATAGGGTCAACCAAATCCTAAAGGTCCAGATGTCTCCGGACATAAGCGCTTTACGATGCTGCATAGGAATTATCCTCGGGATTCCAGCTTGTGTACGTGAAACCGCGGACTTCAGGTCCCGGGTGTTTGGTATCTTATAGCCCCCGACAGCCTGTTGCAACAGAACTGCGGAAGCCTTCAGATAGATGACCACATAGGCCCACCCGGACCGCCGTTGTAAGCGTACCACATATTTTGCGTAGCGGAATACTGCTGAGTACCAAAAGAACGTTAATCCACCCTCCCTTAGGAAGAGTACCCTTTTCAGGGCTCCTCCTAAGGCGCGACCACCTTTTACAGTGGTCTGCCATTCAAAGTGGGCACCCTGAACGACTTTTGAGATTTCTCTCGGAGTACGATTCAGTAAGTGTTTCATGATAGAAAAGCTTTGCCTTTAGCTATCACCGCTTTGAACCTTCGGTTTCCTCTCAAGAGAGGGCCGCAGGCACCCTTGGTAGGGTCCGTGAGGGTGACTCACGTTGGGGTTAATATACCCATACTATGATTTGACCTTGGGCCCCGCCCTGTCATCTCAATTGGTCTAGCCTAATAAAGGCTCCCTTCCTCCAGTCCCAACTGGCGAG